AAAGGTCTGGGGGGATAGTGGGTGCTAACTTCTCTACCTTGGCATTGGGCATGTCGGTTGCCAACAAGCCACCTGCTCGGTTCAAGGCAAAATTCTTCTCGTCAAGCAAGCCTGTGAAGCCAATCAGGGCAGTGGGTGGGTTGACCTGTTTGGAGAGCATGTCCAGTATCTCTGTCATGCGCTTGTTGCGTAACTGTTGGAGGTAGACCAAACGGGCAACCTCGGAAGAACCCCAGTAGTAGTCATACAGCGGGTTGGGGCAAATCTGAACAAAGGGCAACTCGCCTTTCAAAAACATCTGTTCGCCTGGTCTGTCATAGATGATGACATCAGGGTCAGCCTTAGTGACAACTTGATAGTCCTTTGTCTCATCGTTCCACACCCAGAGTTCAGTCATCTCCACCGTGTCTTCTGCGACTGTGGCTTTGTAGTTGGGGTTGCCACTCAGGTCAAGGTTGACGTTACCGTACATGGTGGGGTTGGACTGCGAGAGGATGATTCGCTGAACCCCGTTGGCAACTTCTGTGCGTTCATGTTGGGTGGAGGACACCCGCTTGACGATGGACTCCCGCTGTGGGTGAGAGTACAGACGGTCATACAACTCGGACTTGGTGATGTAGTAAGTTTGTACGATAGCTTCTTGTCTGTCAGAGTACGGGCTGTCTTCTCGCAAGACTCCCATACAGGCAGGTTCAACCATGTAGGGGTGGATGCCATTGTTGATGACGAGTTTGACAAAGGTGGTGTTGTAGCAAAGTGCCCAAGTGACTGCGGTGGAGAACACTTGGTCAGCGTTGGAGTTAAGCCACTCATCGTGCAAGGCTTTGGTGAGGGCGGGGACTTTGACTTGCTCTTGGTCTGGCACGGCAGCACCGAGGTTGATGCTGAACCTGGTGGTTTCTGCCGAGTACAGGAAGGAAGTCAGTTGGTCAATGTGTGGATAAATCTTGTTGTACAGAGCGGGTACTTCATCTGGGCCATTGCCAAACAGGTAGTACGAGCGCAGAGATGAGTAGTTTGGCTTTCTCTCTTCCCGACTGACCAAACATTTCTCTATCAGGTCAAGGTAGAACTGATGACGGTCTATGGGATTTTTTGGAATTCTCATCTCTTCACCTGTAAGTTTTCATGGTCATTCATCACCACACCTGCCTTGGGTGCTTGGAAGTTGCCCACGGAGTTAGGGGTCACACTCACGGATTCTCCAGCAATAGACTTGAATTGTCCACCTATGACCGACTTTATGTTGATAGACCCGCCACCTCCCCAGATAACGGAGTCACCAGGGCGAGGTTGTTGGGGTTGTTGGGCTTGCATGGCGGCTGTAGCCTCGGCAAATTGCTTGTCAGAGAGCTTATTCTTGCGTTTGAGGTAGCCTGTCTGGTGTTCACCCTCTTTGGTGGACTTGATGTCCGTCATATCGTAGTCAATCGCCAGTTGTTTGAGGTTTTTGTCCGTTGCTTTGGTTTTATCGGACTTCATCGCCACAGGTTTTAGGAAAACCTTGCTGATTTCCCCTTTACATATCTTCATGGGGCATTTTGCGTCCCATCCTTCAAAAATACCGTGTTCAGAACAAAAATAGTCGTGTAGAACTGCCATATTACCCCCTTAGTGCTTCATCAAGTGTTGTTTCGCTGTAATCGTGCCTGTTTACCATCCCAACCTTGATTTTTATGCCCTCTGAGGTCACTTGTAGCCCCATTTTTGGCATAAAAACGGGTTGAGATTCTTTTCTGTAGTCCACATAGCGGGTGTTATCCCGCCTCTTCATAATCTTCACATTCCCCGCCTTCCACTGTTGGTAGGCTTTGCTGACCCGTCTTTGGACGTTTTCGGTCAGTGGTTCTTTGTTGTAGATGAAGACATCGTGGAAATGCCCGTGACTTATCCCCGCAAGTTCAGCAAAAAGGGCGATAGAGATGCCCCTTTCCTTGTCAGCGTAGAACCGCTGCATGTGTTTTGTGAGTTCACGCTTGCTTAACGGGGTCATATCTGTACTCCACGGTGTAACCTTGGTCTTGCAACCACAACATAAAGCCCACCTCACCATGTGCTTGGGTAGGGTCAGAGGGCACAACAATGTGGTTAGCACTCACTAACTTCCTTGTCTGGGCATGGTGACCAAGCAATTTACCAAAGTCAAAGCCTTCTTCGTGAAAGCCATGTCCTACATACTCCATGCTGAAGTGTTTGGCAATGTCGATAGGGCAATATTTGTACCCGTAACTCTCCAACACGGGTTTCAGGATGGCTGACAACTGGGCATCTTCGTTCCACCCATGTATCTCGTTGCTGTTGAGGTGCATGATGCCGTGCTTGTTACAGGCTTCCAAGAACCGTTTGCTACGCAGAGAGAACCCACCATTCTGGACAACAGAGACAGGCTCTGTGGCTTGTGTCCACGAGAACTTGAGGTAGAGGTTACCCGCCCCAAACGCACAGTGTGAGGGTGCGCCTATGTAGTCATAGTCATAGTATTCGGGCTTGAAGTTCTTGCCGTTCAACACCCACCCATCGTCTTGGACAATCAAGCAGTAGTCTGTTTCTATGTAGGCATAGAGGCTGTGCATCATAAAGAGGGAGTACCCAAGGTAGTCGATAACGTGACACCGCTTCCAGACCACATTGCTTGGCAAGTTGGGTGGCTCTTCTATAGAGATAAGTAAGCCCTTACTACCAGTCAACTCCCCCATACTCCTGACGATAGAGGGTATGGCAGATGCTCCGTTGTTGTGTCCGTACACAGACACAATGGTCAAGTTATCGTGAACCATACATTCCTATTCGTTTTAAGTAATCACTGACATTCCTACCCACGGCTATTTGTTCAGGGGTGAAGGACTCTTGGGCAGAACTGACCGCTCTGGTTATCTTGGAGGCAATAAGTCTTGGCTGTATCTGCTCGGCATAGGCAACAGCGGCAAGGGCAGAGGCAATCACCCTGTCATCCTTACCACGCCCAGGTGCGCCCAGAAAGCCGTTCTCCCGCACAATACCTTTCATCTCTTCCAAGGTTTCCATGCTGAGAATCTTCATCATCCCCCGCTCAAAATAGTCTTTCATGTACTGCAACATGCGTTCCTTGCTGTTGCTGGTAGTCAGGTAGCCTATGCTGTTAGAGAGGCCACCAAGGGTGTCGTTACGCCTCCAGATGTAGTTTTGCATACTGCCAAGCACATCCATCAAATCTCGCCCTGTAGCCCCGCCCATACTGCTTGCCAAGCGTTTCAAGTTTCTGAGTTCGTTGATGACAGCTTGACCTGGGCCATTTACTTCTAAGTTCAGGGTGGAGTTTTTGTATGCGCCAGCAAGGTGTGCAATGACCCACGCAAACTGGTAGGTGTTGAGTTCAGAGGTTGCAAACTCTGCTACTTGGTCAAGACCATCTGCGTAGCAACGGTACACCTGAATACAGAACCTGTCTGCCCAATCACTGCTGCCATAGGCGGGGTCTGCCCCAATCACATAATAGGCTGAGTCTATGGGTTCTTCCCATACTTTGAGAGTCCCCAAGCGTTCTGTAGAGCGCAACACATCTGTGTCTTGGAACAACTGACCAAACGCATATCGGTAGTGGTCACACTCTGTCCTCTTACTTGTCTTGGCGGCTTCTGTGCATCTGGTGTGGGAGAAGAAGGATGTGCCTGTCATCACAAAGGCATAGTCCTCAGTAGGTGGGAATTCTTGGTACATGAGTGCATCGTCTTTGATGCCCTCGTACATCTTCCACCGCCACCAAGCCATTTGTCGGGAGTTGATTTCGTAGCCGTACAACTTCTTGATGTCTTTGTGCCACTCTTTCTCCTCGCCTGTCAGCTTGCCATCCCAGTACACCTTGTAGATGTTGGAGTCAGCGGGGACTTGGTAAAACTCATTCCTCCACCAACCACAGAAGATAGCCCTCTGTGTTTTTGCTCGCTTGGCAGTCTTGTACATGTCGTGGAACATGTTGAAGCCCTGTGCCGTACTCTCAAACATGTACAGTCGTTCAGGGTTCTTCTCAGCCAGTGAAGCTATCAGCGAGGCAAGACCCTCTTCATTTCCCCATGAGGCTGTCTCTGTACCGTGAAGGTAAGTAATAGCCTTACCCTGCCCCAATCGAGATTTGTTACCAGCAATTTGGTAGAACAACCTGCTTCTGTTTTTAAGCACCATTTGGTTTCTATTGTGGGCAACCAAAGGAATCTTGTACTCTTTCGGAAGTCCCTCAATGTACATAGCAAGAGTGCTGCGGAACATGTCCCTGTTCTCCTCTGTATCTGCCACGAGTGTGCCTTGCCAGCCAGGGTGGGTGAATTGCCAGTACAAATCCAAAGCGAGAGAAATGGTAGTGATACCCAACTGCCTACCTTTGAGGATGACAAAAAAGTGAACATCGTCTGCCAAGCCTTTCTGTATTTCATCCATCACATACGTTTGAGTACCCAGTAGCGTACCCATCTTTTTCAAGCCTTCTTCTTTTGTCTCTATCTTGAGTTCAGAACAAAACTTGTAAAACTTCTTCAGGTCAAAGTTCATCATCTTTCCATTCAAGGATTACATACGCAGCTTGTTTGTTTCTTGCACAGTTGAGCAGTGTCTTCACATGGTGCTCCCCATACTTACTCTTCCACTCTGCTACCAACTTCAACTTCTGCTTCTTGCTAGTGCAACGTAAGGCTTTGTATATCTCCTCCCGAAAACGAATACGGCTCTCCCTCAACACCATCCTCGTATCCAACCCTGTATCCATACGCCACAGCCTTCTCCATCTCCACCGCCATCATCACCATCCTTGCTTCTGTTTGGCAAAGGCGAGTAGCCAAGATGCGACACACATCCCGCAACTCCTCCTCATCCAACCACAGCAATTCACTCACCTTGTTCTCCACACCCTTACTTGGTCACCCTCTGTCTTGGCAGTAAACACCCTACCCAACCGCTTACCCGCCCTGTAGTTGGCATTCAACACCTTCGCACGTGCGTCCAGAGGCACACAAAAGCTGTCCCCCACCTCCATCTCCTCGTACGGGTAGGCATACACCACCCGCATCTTGGGGGCAGGGATACCAACTTCAACTTCTATCGCAGTAATCATCATCTATACCTCTCTACCAATAACTACATACTACCGATAAAAAAAGGGTTAGTCAAGAAGTTACTCCTGACTAACCCACAAGGCAACTGCTGGAGCATTCGGTAACCAACAGCAAGCACAGTCTACCAAAAACTAAATTTTTTTATGGGGGGAGAGAAGTGGGGGGCACGCCACTACAGACCCTCCGACCCATCTCTGAGACCACTGGCTTGCGTCTAGACTGCGTGGAGTGAGCACTTACCCCTGCCCCGTTCCTAAGTCAGTGAGTACACGCAAACAACCAGGTGAGTGAGCACTAGCAAACTAGCGTCAGTCCCCTTTTGTCCCCCGTGAGCGGAAAGAGGTTACCTCTCATTTTTCCCTATCGATAGCCATGCTGTGATATAGTCTACCTATTATATAAACACACATAGATATCATCTATTAATCTAGAGTATAACATAGTCTAACCCTAGACTATTACTGGTGTCCTAACTTATTTAGTACTGTATCTTTAACCACGCTGTATATGCACACATGGCTGTAAATTTATACATTAGGGTTTTGGAGGGTATATATAAATCAACAACTTACGAGAGTTGGCACGATTCTATTATGTATATATATGAAGGCCTCAGAAATTGAGGCTTATCATCAATCAACACAGGAGCATAGTATGCACTTATCACTAGAAGTTTCGCTTAGGAACGGAGACAAGAAAGTCTTCCCGCTAACCTCCAAACCCTCTGAATACCTCCAAGCAGGCTCTTGGCACGACTTTTTGATGCCTCACATGAGTCGTCTAGACGAAGTGCATCTAGAGCTGTTTACAGGCGACTATGCAGCTTGGGAGACAGTTTCCTATCACTACGCTGAAGGTGTCACTACCAAGGGCGAGGTAGAGGCTGAAGACTTTGAAGAAGACAAGGGTTATCAATATGCTTGGCAAATGTTGCTTGACGGCAAACCCGCAACTTACGCAGAAGTTGACCAAGATTTGAATTGTGACTATTGGTTACACATCAAATCCACTCGTCAAACTGAGGGAGATTGGGGATGCTTACCTCTTGACAAGATTGAGGGTAGATTAGAGATTGCTGATGCACTCTACGAAGCTGCCGAGGTTGACCACGAAAACGGCACAGAAGAGGAAGGCTTGCACTACGGGCAAGTCTTGGAGGCTATAGAGCCAATACTCACACGCTCAACCGAGTACGTCAAAACCACGATAGACGGGGTTACCTATGAATTCACCTTGTCTCGTTGTGCTGAAATGTTGGCATAGCCATACACCGCCTTCGGGCGGTTTCTTCTCCCGTTCCTAAGAATTTTTTAACCACAAGGAGTCAGTGACTATGAATAACCTATTTGAACAATTCGAGGGCGCAGATTTAGAGCGTCTCGCAGATTGCCTTCACGCTATCAAAAGCGCAGGCCTTAAAACCTCCAAACACACTCAAGCGGGGGTTAATCAGTCCTCTGGTAATGTCTGGGTGTGGGATGAAGATTGGATGGGCTGTGTGGCTTGCTCTATTGGCTTTGATGTTTTCTGGGTTCATTCTTGCCCCGAATGTGGCACAGAATATGAGTTTGAAGATTATTCGGAATTGGAGGAATTTGTAGAAGAAAACCCCGAAAGCTGCACCCACTGTCGAACTTACGAACTCAGGGCGTAAAACCCCCAACAAGGATTTAAATGTCTGACCCCTTTCTGATAACCGAGCCTACCGTCATTTCCTTTTCTGGCGGTAGGACTTCCGCCTATATGCTGTGGAGAATTCTGCAAGCGCATGGCGGTGTTTTGCCTTCTGATGCCCTGGTTTGCTTTGCCAACACGGGCAAGGAAATGGAGGAAACGCTTCGCTTTGTCCACAGGTGCGAGACTGAGTGGGGCATAGAAATCCACTGGTTAGAGTACAGGCACGATATTGAGCCGTCCAAGCGGTTCAAACGGGTCAACTTTGAGACTGCCGCCCGTAATGGTGAGCCGTTCTTTGAACTCATTGACCAGAATGGAAGCCCCTATCTCCCCAACCCCGTCAAGCGCATCTGTACCGCCCAACTGAAGATTCGGACAATCCACAAGTACGTTCAGTCCTTGGGCATCCACCACACGGAGGATGAGGATTGGGTAGGCATCCGTGCGGATGAGATGAGGAGAGCGGCAAAGATTGACCGCAGCAGGACTCCCCTTGTCGTTGCGGGGGTAACCAAGCAGACAGTGGGGGACTTCTGGAAGTCTCAGCCCTTTGATTTGGAGCTACCCAACAACAACGGGGTAACCATGCACGGAAACTGTGACCTCTGTTTCCTCAAACCCGCCCATCAAATCTACAGCCTGATTGAAGAAAAACCAGACCGTGCGTTGTGGTGGATGAAGATGGAGAAACATGCCCAAACCTCGGACAAAACGTATGGCGATGGAGCAAGATTCAGAAAAGACAGGCCAAGTTATGCAGAAATGCATACCTATGCCTTAGCCCAAACCAACCTCTTTGACAAAGACGAAGAGGGTATTTCTTGTTTTTGTGGAGATTGAAATGATTAAATTCAAGCCCGAAAACCTTAACGACACGCCCCGTAGGTTTCCCCGTACCCTGCAAGAAGCCTTCCCTAGCAGCCCCGCATGGCAAGACAAGCCCCCATTGTCGGACAGGGTGCTTATCTACCTGTGTGCCTTTGCTATAGGGTTCTTGACAGCCCTTTTGGTTTTCAGTTAATATCTGCCCCGTTGTCGTAGTGGACAGCACCATGAAGGCCGTTATCTCATGCACAGTTCCCCTCGGGGAATCCACTACCTGTGCAGTAGATAGCGGCTTTTTTATTGCCCCTACTACGTCAGCCGTACCCCACACGATAGCAAGCATTTACATGGATGGCGTGGGAGAGAACATAGGGCAGCGACATCACCCCGCTGATAACCCTCGCAGACTGTGTGCGTGGTACTGCATAAGACAGGGGGACATGGTGAGACAAGACCCCTATCGAATGAAACGCATCCTCAAGGGGAAGTTGGCGCACTCCGTGCGTGGGCTTAAAGGGAGAGGCTTCTCACCCTTGGGGAAACTATTGTCTAAAGGAAAGTATCCCCATGAACAAACAAGAAGCAAATCAACTCTTAAACCAAGTTAGAGAGGGTGTACTACACCCCCAATCTATCATCATCAAAGCCTTAACCATCACTGGAGATATACATGCAAGATGTACTAGCCTGGATAGTTCTGTTGTCATCAGGGGGACTGATAGTCTTGACAGCCCTAGCCCTGATATTCAGTTTCCTGTTGTGGAGGGATAACCCATGACACAAATCTACATTTGCCTCCGATGCAAACGCCAAATTCTGACAATCATTACACGATGCCCATACTGCGGAGGTAATCCACAATGACAAAAGATGAAGCATTGAAGTTGGCGCTTGAGGCGCTGGAAGCACACGCAGACATTGGAATCAAATCTGACAAAGCAATTAACGCCATCAAAGAAGCCTTGGCACTGCCACAGCGCACATGGGTAGGGCTGACCAATAACGATTTGCAGCCTATTGCTGAAGAGTACCGAATTTTGTTTGGCAGTTGGGTGCATGATTTTGCCCGAGCCATCGAAGCCAAACTCAAGGAGAAGAACCCATGACTGTCAGACAACTCAGACGCAGACACTATGTTGCTTTTCTACACAGAGAAAGGAGTGCTTGACAACAGATAATCAACTGTGCTTATAATCTAATCCCAATCAACTTAATCGAAAGGTTTGTGACCATGAAACTGTGTATCAACTGTAAGCACTGTCTCCCTAGCGAGGCACTCCCTCAAGACCCTGAGTACTCCAGATGTGGCTTTGAAAGGCCTATATCGCCCGTTACAGGCCGTCTACGCCCTATCCCTGACCTACCCTACTGTTCAACCCAACGAAGCCGTACAGGGGCTTGTGAACCGTATGGCAACAACTGGGAAGCTGCTGACCATGTGATGACCCCAGAAGAGGAAGAAGAGATGTTGAAGGAGGCCAAGTATGTCTGACTTCAGCCCACAAACAAGAAACTCTGCAATATGGTCTGGGGACAGCAGAAAGGTAGCAAATGGCAAAGCCAACGAAGTCATCCTGACCAAGCTCGGCAAGATGGAAATACCTGACCTGTCTGACGTTGAAGCTGTCCAGATGGGACATGTACTCGAACCAGTGATAGGCAGACTTGCCCAACAGAAGTTAGGGGTAGAGTTAACCAAGATTGAGGAGAGTCTCACACATGCCAAACACACTTGGTTTAAGTCTCACTTTGACTTTGCTGGTCAACAAGGCGGTAAGACATTCCTTGTCGAAGCTAAGAACTACAACGCTGCCACCCGTGCTAAGTTTGATGTGTCTGGTATCTGCCCTGCGGCAGACATGGCACAGCTTGTCCACGAGGCTGCTGTATTCGGTGTCGATATGGTTTATCTTGCCGTACTGTTCGGAGGTCAAGAATTCGTTCTCATTCCTTTCACCATCACAGATGAACAAAAGGAAGACCTTATCAAGCAGATGGCAGTCATCTGGGGACATGTGCAAGCACAGACAACACTTCCTCCAGAAGACTTGGAACAAGTCAAACTTCTCTATCCTGTTTCAACAGAGCAGACAAAGACTGCTTCAGCAGCAGTTGAACAAGCCTGTCTAGCCTTGGCACAGATAAAGGCCAACATCAAGGCTTTAGAGGCTCAGGAAGAGCAGTTAGACACGCTGGTTAGGGGGTACATGCAAGACAAGGACACACTGACCACCATAGATGGCAAGGTGCTTGCCACTTGGAAGTCAGCAAAGCCAAGCATGAAGTTTGACTCCAAGCTGTTCCAAGACTCCATGCCAGACATTTACAAGCAGTTCATGCGTGAAGTGCCTGGTTCTCGTAGATTTTTACTGAAGTGAGGTTCACCATGTTTTTCACAAACAAACACAGAAAAGAATTAGATTCTTTGCGTCAAGAAATAGATGTTTTAAAACACA